CGAGGCGGGCAGTGGACACGGAGCCAGCGTTGGTGACATCGGCAAGGTATTTGCGGTCGATCATGGCTGCATTTATTGCGAGATGGTTGGTGGGCCTTGGTATTTTAACATCGACGAAATCGAACTCCTCCAACCAACCTTCGCCCCCAACACCCGCGTTCGCTTAATCCGCAATACACAGCGCTATGCCGTTGGCGACACCGGCACGGTAACGCTATCGAGCGATGAGAGCGTTGGCGTCCGCATGGACGACGGCCGCTACTGGTCGTTCAAGCCGGAAGATTTGGCGGTGGTTCCTGAAATGCGCGGTGCCAGTTTGGCCGAGCAGGCAGACGTTGGATCGCGTCATGATGGAGCGGTAACGGCAGAGAAACTGTCAGTAGCCAGCCTGTGCGACCTTGCTCCTGGTTGCGCTGGGCGCAATGGGGAGCATGGCAAGCCGAAGTTTAAGGCTGGCGATGTGGTGCAGGCGCTGGTGGAAGACTGGTCTGGCGCAATCAATGCTGGTGACATATTCACCTTATCTGGCGCCCACGACGAAGCAGTTGAGTTCATCGACCGCGAAGGTGATGACCGTATTCGGCCTGCAGACGAGTTTGAACTCGTCACCTCTGCTCCGTGTCCGCAAGACAACGTCGTCAGCATCGGCGAATTCAAAGCCAACCTTGGTGATGTCGCAGCGGTTGCTTTTGGCGGCACACCAGAACCCTGCATCGTCATCCGTCAGGTTGACGGCCAGCCTCGTCCTTCGTCTTGGCCTCACGTCCACAAGTCAGCGGCGGACGCCACAAAGGAAGCCGAGCGGCTGGCCTCGGTAAATCCAGGCAAGCAGTTCGATGTCTATCAGCGCGTCACTGGGCGGGTTGGTGACGTGCAGGTTAGGGAGGTGGCGTGATGGCAAGTTGGGACAATCCGCAGTTCTCATCCCTCATCGGAAAGACGATGAAGGATGTTCGTCAGATTGGCGACGATCGCATCGTATTCGAGTGCGATGACGGCAAAGAATACGCGCTCTTTCATGTGCAGGACTGTTGCGAGAGCGTAATCATCAGCGACATCTGCGGCGACCTTGCAGACCTCGTTGGCACGCCGATCTTGTTGGCCGAAGAAGTAAGCAGCGAAGACGACCCGCCTGACGTTGCGGCGAAGAAGGCTGCTGAACGAGCAGCAAAGCCAGACGATTATTACTGGGATGCCGAGAGCCAAACGTGGACGTTCTACAAGCTGCGCACGATTAAAGGCAGCGTTGACATCCGCTGGCATGGCACATCGAACGGCTATTACTCGGAATCTGTAACCTTCGGAGATACGTCCAATGAATACTAACAACATCACCAACCTCAACGCACACCGCCCACTGCCGCTCGGCAGTGCGGCAGTCGTAAACCTGCAACAGGCACTCGCCTTTGGCGCCAGCGCAGCCAGCCTCCGATCTGTGGCCGACTGGAACGATCGGAAGTCTTACGAGGAGCGCCGTCGTAAGTCGCGCGCTCGGCACAAGAGTCAGGCCGCTGCGCTGCGTGTGGTGGCTGATGACATCGAAAGCATGCTGCAGCAGGCCAGTTACGGACCGAAGGAGGCGGCGTGATGGGATACCGCATCGACTGGAAATCTGTCTCGCAGTGGGTTGGCACCGAAAAGACTGAACTTGAGGGCGAAGAAATTTACGCAACGCGCGAAGAGGCGGAACAGGCTGTGCGCGACATGCAGATGGACTCGTCTCTCATGGGTGAGGTTCACGAAACTGCGGTTCAGGGGCAGGGCGTCGAAGGATGGCTCGCAATCGTATCTGTAGGAGCAGCCTAATGCACATCTGGCCCCAGATCACGATGCTTGCGCTCATCACGCTTGGCGTCGGTCACACCATCGCAAAGTTCGGCGAACGCAAAACGGACACTTACGGCTGGGCGGAGCTAGTTATCGCCCCGGCCATTACTTTGACGCTGCTTTATTGCGGCGGGTTCTTTGCTCCATTGGGGATTTAACATGTCCTTATTCTCAATCCGCAATTCCAGCGCACGTTCGCACGCACCCTCGCAACTTCCGTCCGCTGGCGGCTATCTCGCGCTCTTCTTGGCAATTATCACGCTACTGCTCGGTAGTGCAGCAGCCTGGATTACGCACGTTATCGTCTGCATCAAGGCCAGCGCGTGGGTGTTGCTCGCGTTCGGATGCATCGTTGCGCCGGTTGGCGTGATTCATGGAATCGGTGTTTGGCTGGGAGTGTTTTGATGGACGGAATCTTGGCCGTTATCTTAGCGCTACTCGTCGGCTTCTTTCTTGGGGCAAGCGTTATGTCCGATAATTGGAAGGATGCGGCGAAGCGCGGGACATTCGAAATTGGCCACGTTGTTTATGTAGCCAAGCCGCTGCGCTCAACTGCGCCCGGCACAGTGTGCGCGTTGGACGTCCCTAGTATTCCGAAGTGCCTGGATGGTACAGCCAAATGACCCCAGCCGACGCAGCATACATATTCATCGCAGCAGCCCTCGCAGTCGCGGCAGCCATGCTGCTGGTGCGCGTTGACTAACGACACGACCGGCCTTCTGCCGGGTGTCTGGTTAAATTTTATACGGATACAGTAATGGCTATTTCATTAGGTTCGCTTAAGTCGACGAAGAAACAGGCGCAGGAGCGTCCCCCCATCCTGACGATCTACGGCGTAGACGGCGTTGGCAAGACTACGCTGGCTTCGGAATTCCCTTCGCCTGTTTACATCAGCACGGCAGGCGAGCGGGCTCCGTCAGACATCGACCTTCCTACGCCAGGTGTAGTAACGACGATTGACGATTTGTGGGACATCGTTGGCGAGTTGCTTGCTGGCGAGCACGAATTCAAGACTGTCATCATCGACAGCCTCGATGGACTCGAGCCGCTGATCTGGAAACGGACTTGCGCCCGTATTGGGGCAACGTCGATTGACGACAGTAGCGCTGGATCTGTGGCTGCGTATGGTCGCGGATACCGTGAGGCCGACGTGGAGTGGAATGAACTAATTGACGCACTCAACGACTTGGTTGAGGCCGGCATGACGGTGGTTCTGCTTGCTCACCCCGGCATCGTGACGTTCAACTCGCCAATTTCAGATCCTTATTCTCGATACGAAATTAAACTTCACAAGCGCGGGGCCGCCCTCATCCGCGAGAAGTCGGACGTCGTGGCCTTCGTTAATTATCGGGTGACGCTGGTGAAGGCTGACCCGAAGAATCCGAAGTCTCACACCCACGGCGAAGGCAAGGAACGCATCATCCACCTTTCCGAGAACGCTGGCTTCGTTGCTAAGTCGCGTTTTCCAACGCCGGACTCCATCAAGTACGTCAAAGGCAAGGGCTATTCTGAACTAGCCAAGTACTTCCCGCATGTGAGTGGGGAGGCGGCGTGATGGAGTTTGGCTTCTGGCTATCAATCATATCGCTGGCGGTGTCTTCGTTCTCTCTGGGCTTTGCCTTGCGTGGTTTGTTGGAAGGGTGAGCAATGAAAGATCACCATGGACATTTCTGGGTTTGTTTTTGGCTTTTCATGATTTGGCTAGCCATGCCGTCGTTCTCACAAGTTGAGAACATAAACCAGTCACTCGAGAAGATCGCAACGAGCATTAGCCAAACCAACACTGCACGCTAGTGCGGTCATTAAAGCACGATCGGCCCTTTAGCCGAGTGCTACGCGGTACAGCCGCAACCCGGACCACGGGAATCATATGGCACAACTTGGGACTAAATTTAACGCGCAAGAGCATGATACCGAGCAGCGTGATTACGAGAACCTGCCGGAAGGAATCTACAAGCTTGAGGTTACCGAGGCCGATGTTGCTGCTACCAAAAAGGGTGACGGCACGCTTCTGAAACTGCGCTACGGCGTGATTGAGCCGGAAGAGTATAAGGGCCGACTTATCTTCGGAAACATCACGCTCGAAAACCCGAACGCTCAGGCCCAGGAGATCGGCCAGAAGCAGCTCGCGAGCCTGTGCCGTGCGATCGGCCTGTCCGAGATCGAGGACAGCGACGAGCTGAAATTCCAGAGCTTCACCGCGAAGGTTGGCTTGTCGAAGCGACGTGAAGTGGCCGGGACGACTTATGAGCCTCGCAACGAGGTGAAGCGGTACTACTTCCCCGACGCAGACGACATGCCTGAAATCGGCGTGATCGCTGCTGCACCTAAACCCGCCAACGATAACCGTCCTGCAAGCGGCGACGCCCGCACGACGCAGAACGGTGGCGCGGCGGCAACTACTGCGGCGGGTGGCAAGAGCCGGCCTTGGGGTCGCAAGTAACGCAGCAACACATTACTGGTGCGCACCGCGCACCAGTAGTCCAACAAAGTCAAAGGGAAACACAATGATCAACGCAATTCCCGTTATCGGCTGGGCGCTATCGCTGTTCTTCGCGGCCAGCCTTGCCGTACCGTTCTGGTTTATCTGGACCGTATGTGGCATCGGCGCGACCTACGCGTATTGGCTGCCGGCCGTGTATCTCGCGCCAGGCTTCTGGATCTGCGTCGGCCTGTTCATCGTGGCGTCAATCATCAAGCGAGTGTTCGTACCGACGATTGTGAGCGTGTCGCAGAGCGCGGACAAATCCGCATGATGAACATCTACCACGTCTACATCATGCGCGACGACCTTGAGAAGTGGATTGCGTTGGCGCTCTACAGCACCGAGCAGGCCGAACTTCTCGGGCAGGCGTTTCCCGACATCACGCGGATTGAGACGTGGAACGGCGACGTTGTTTACAAATCGAAGCACAAACGGACGGTGCATTGAGATGAGCGAGTGGCAAACGATGGAAAGTGCGCCACGTGATGGCCGAGTAATCGACTTGACGTGGATGGAGGGCGGTAAGCCGCAAGAGGTTTGGCCAATGCAATGGGGACACATTCAGCGCAATGGGTTGTTCGCGCCTGGTGTGACCGGAATGTGGGTGGCGCCGGACGGGTCAATCACATGGACCGAGCATGACCCGTATGGAGCGCCGACCCACTGGCGAGAGACACAGAACTACCGTCCTGAACATGCGGTGCATTGATGACACCCGCCACCCAGCACGACTACAGCCTGCACCCCGCCAACTGGACGTGGGCGATGCATGAGGAAGCAACGCCGGAACAGATGGCCGTCTACAACAAGTGGTGGTGGGCATCTGTGACCGGAACGAACCTTGAGAAGTGGATGGCGGACGAGAAAATCGACGCTGACATCTACGAGCGCGACAAGGAGTGGGTGCATTGAGCAAAAAACACCGAGATTGGGCTGACGAAGAAGCCGTCATTCTGTTGGGTGAGAAGGCCGGCCTACAAATTGCTCGCGTCGCTCATGCTCTGCGTGAGGCGAGACAAGAAGGTTTCGATGCGGGTTACAGCGAAGGTTTCGACATCGGCCGCGAAGACGACCGCTACGACAGAATGTAAATGCCAACACCGCCGCACGTTAGTGCAGCCTTTACACGGGTGAACCCATGACCCTCTCTATTCAACGCGCCGATCTGGCGCGAATCCTTTCGCTCGCCACCAAAGCAACCGAGAGCCGCAATACCATTCCGATTTTGGCCAATGTGCTGCTGATTGCGGACGGCAGCAATCTGCAGGTTATCGGCACCGACCTCGATATTGAATACAGCGCAAGTGCGCCATGCTCTGGCGAGCAGGGCAGCACCACGGTCGACGCGCGCCGGTTGGCCGACATCGCCAAGCGGTTGTCTGGCGATACGGTAACGCTAGAATTGAAGAACGGCGCGCTGGTGGTCAAATCCGGCCGTTCGCGCTTTAGCCTGCCTACCTTGGCGGTTGAAGACTTCCCGCGCCTCGATAGTGGCGTGTTCGATGCCGAGTTTAAGATTGATTTGGCCTCACTGGTCGCGCCGGTTAAGTTTGCAATGTCGTCGGAGCCGGCTCGGTATTACCTCAACGGCGTTTACTTGCACGAAGCAGAAGGCCAGTTGCGCGCGGTCGCCACTGACGGACACCGCTTGTCGCACAACAGCGTGGCGCACCCGATGCCAACCGCGCCCGGCGTCATTATTCCCAGCAAAACTGTTGGTCTTATCCCGGCTGGCGTTATCGACGTTGGGCTGTCGAAAAACAAGGTGCGCCTCGCCACTGCCGACACCATCATTGTGTCGAAGCTGATCGATGGCACGTTCCCAGATTACGTTCGGGTCATTCCCCATGGCAATGACAAGCAACTGACCGTTAGCCGCAAGGAGTTAGCGAGTGCAGTTAGCCGCGTGGCGTCCATTGCGTCAGAACGCAGCCGAGCGGCTAAGTTCTCGTTGGCCGGCGACAACATCGCAATATCGATGACGTCGGACGAGGGCGCAGCCCGAGAGGACGTGCCTGCAACATACAGCGCCGAGCCGTTGGAGATTGGGTTCAACAGCGCATACGTGGGGGACGTGTTGGGCGCGCTGACTGGCGATGAAATCACAGTGTCGCTGGGTGACCCAGGTTCGCCTGCCTTGTTTCGTGGGGCCGGCGAAGGACAAATCGTTTTGATGCCGATGAGGGTATGACGCATGCCGTGGCCACCAGAAGATGGATACCCGTACATGCCCGCGAACGGCACTGAAGGAGAAATCTTTCAGGACGGATGGTGTGTGCATTGCGCGCGAGATGCGGCGTTCAGGAAATCATACGAGGAAACAAGCGGCAATCCAGACTGTGACGGATGCTCAATTCTTGGCGCGTCGCTGTGTGGTGAACAACCCAAAGAGTGGTTCTGGCGAAAGGGCGAGCCCCACTGTTCGGCATACACCGAAGACCCGAACTGTCCGGTGGGATGCCCGGAAACGTTGGAAATGTTCCGCTCGGATGATCGAGAAGTGATGGGGAGGGCGGCGTGAGCGAGACACCGAGCGCGAGACGGCGAAAAGGACGCGAAGCCTACTATCGCGGCGGAAACCCGAACGACCATAATCCGTATCAATTTAATTCTGGGGTTTGTAGCCAGAGGATTGATTGGCTTGAGGGTTGGCAAGAAGCCTCAGCCGCGGATGCAGAAAATATTAAGTTAGAAGCCGCGAGAGACGAATTGCGCGACTTGCCCATATCTCTCGCCATCGACGCTGCACAGACGGACGATGACGTGAAGGAAATCCTGCGGCGCATCGCAGAGCATGTTGGGATGGAATAATGTCCACCATCACAATCAACTGGCTATCCGACTCCTACGACGGCTGCGAGACTTGCGGTTCGTCGTGGGCAGAAGGTGCGCGTGTGTATGTAGACGGCAAGCTTGAGCTTGACCTTGAACCAACTGCGCATTGCCACTCGGGCACGCATTACGATCAGCAAGACGTTTACGATCGCTTGCTACGCCATCTCGGGCATACCGTGGAGCATGGGTAAGTGGCACCACTTCCGCAGGTAATTAGTCCAACGCTCAAAGCCGTGCGCCGTGCATTGGAGTCTGGTCACGACGATTGGGAGTCTGTCGGCGTGCCTGCCGGTGACATCGGAGTTGAGTGCGACAGGGCCATCTGGTTCTCGTTCCGCCGGGCGTCTCCGAAGGAGGAAATCAACTGGAAGACTCGGCGCATCTTTGAACGAGGCAATATCGAGGAGCCCCGCTTACTAGATCTGCTGCGGTCTATTGGTTGCACGGTATGGGGCGAGCAAGACCGCGTTCGGGCTGTCGGCGGACATCTCCGCGGAAAGATAGATGGGCGCGGGCTTGGAATTCTGGAGGCGCCGTCCAAAGAGCACGTCATTGAGTGCAAGTCTGCCAAGCAAGAGAAATTCGCGCCAGTTAAGAAGAATGGCGTGAAAATCGCTATGCCACTGCATTACGCCACCTTCCAGTTTTATATGCACGGGCTCGGTATCGATCGCGTTTTCTACATGATGTCGAATAAGAACGACGAGGATTTGCACTTTGAGCGCGTGCCTTACGATGCAGACTTCGCCATTCGAGCAGTCGCTAGGATTGAACGCATCGTGAATATGCCAAACCCACCTTCGCGGTTGTGTACTAAGCGTGACGACTTCCGCGGGATGTTCTGCCGGCAGCAAGAGGTTTGCTGGGGAGAGCGCAAGCCTCGAGCTCATTGCAGAACGTGTATCCATTCCACGCCACTGATGGACGGCAACGCTGGGTGGGACTGTTCGCGCTGGCAAAAGCCGTTGTCGCTTGAAGAGCAGGACGCTGGGTGCCCTGCGCATTTGTTTATCCCGCAAACGTTAGTTGGGTACGAGCAAGTGGACGCTGACGAAGAAGCTGAGACGATTACGTATCGGCGTGAGAGCGACGGTAAAACGTGGGTTGATGGCGCGGCGAACGACAACGACGGCGAGAAGGAGAATGCGGCGTGAATATTGAACCGTACCAGTCGACTGCTCTGCAGATTATGAAACTGGCGAATGAACAAGCAGACGCCACCAAACTAGCATTTGACGCGCTCATTGAGATTGACCGAATCTGCCGTACCCCAACCTCGGCCGGAGAAAAGGCTGGTCGGCACTTTCAGCGAGACTTCGACGCAATCCGTAGGCTTACTGCTCCGTTCTGCGCCCCCTCCCACCCGGTGGCAGCATGACCAAAGCCCGCACCCACCCGCACGCCAATGATAATAGGCCAGCTTGGTTCGACGCACTTCTGGTGCAGTACATGCCGTTCCTGCATCGAAAGTGTACCGACCAAGCCAAGGGAGTCGACCGCGAAGACCTGGCGCAGGAGGCGATGAGGTACATCCTCGACTATTGGTACAGGTTCCGCAGCGATGGAATTTTCACATCGTGGGTTACGCTGATGGTGAGTGAGGCGCGCAGAGATATGATGCTGCGCCATGACAAGGGCGCAAGAGCCAAGGAGTCTGTAGCGGTGCTGCAATCATACTCGCCAGCTTCGCAGGAGAGTGCAGCCATGTTGTCAGAGACGTCCGATCGATTGGGTGACGCGGCACCACTAGCTGCAATGATCGGCGCTGGCTTTAGCCAAGCTGAGATCGGCGCCGCCACTGGTGTGAGCATTTTTACTGTTGAGCGTCGCGTCAAGGCGATGCGCGGGCTGCTGGCCGCCAACGAGAACCGAAAGTCAGTTCGGAAGGCTGGTTGAATGCGATTGGTGGTGACTGGAGGGCGAGACTACAGCGACACAGCAGCGGCATTCGCTGCGCTGGATGATCTACACGCGTGCAAACCAATTACAGTACTAATTCAAGGCGAGGCTCGTGGGTTAGATGCACGCGCAAAGAATTGGGCATTTCGGCGCGGTGTTCCCTGCGCCAGCTTCGCAGCGCAGTGGGATAAATACGACAAAGACGCTGGCGGAATACGGAATCAACAAATGATTGATGAAGGAAAGCCGGACTACGGATTGGTTTTCCCCGGTGGGTATGGGACTGCGGATATGCGGCGAAGGCTGGTTGCTGCGGGAATACCGTTTGAGGATGTGAAGTGATGCCTCTTCGTTATTACCAGAAGGAATCGCTTAAGGCGGTGTTTGACTATTGGGATAAGCATCCCGGCCACCCTCTTGTCGATATGGCTACTGGAGTTGGAAAGTCTATCACGCAGGCAACGCTGGCCATGGACCTTATTAAGGGCTGGCCGGATATGCGTGTGATGTCGGCAACGCACGTTGTTGAATTGATTGAAGCTAATTTCAAGGAGCTTATTGGTATCTGGCCGTTTGCCCCAGCGGGTATTTGTGCGGCGTCGCTTGGACAGCGTGACTTCAGATCGCAAATCATATTCGCGCAACTGCAGACTGTCTGGAATAAGGCTGCGCAGATTGGACACATCGATGTTCTAATCATCGATGAGGTGCATCTTGTGCCTGCAAAAGCTAACACGATGTATCGCAAGCTTATTGATGCCTTGCTGGTCATAAATCCAGACATGAAGATTGTCGGTTATAGCGCCACGCTTTACCGGCTTGATAGCGGGCGACTGGATGAAGGTGACGACAAGCTATTCGATCAGGTTGTTTACGAGTACGGCATTCGTCGCGGCATTGAAGATGGCTACCTCTGCCCGATAACGTCTAAACCGACAGGAACCAAGTACGACCTATCCGGTGTTGGAAAGTCGATGGGGGACTATAAGCTGAGCGATTATCGCGCTGCGGTTGATACCGAGATATTAAACAAGCGCGTGGTCGAAGAGGTCATGGACGTCGAAGGCCACAGGAAGTCGGCGCTGTTCTTCTGTCGTGGGGTGGAGCACGCCACACATATGAGGGATATGGTGCAGGCGGCTGGCCGCACTTGTGAGATCGTTCACGGCGGGACGCCATCAACGGTGCGGCGTAAGTTAATCGCAGCCTTGAAGGCCGGTGAAATATGGGCGCTTAGCAACGACAATGTATTATCGACTGGAACCAATATCCCGGGTGTGGATCTAATTGTTGACACCTATAAAACTCTTTCTGCCGGCCGTTATGCGCAGCGCGTAGGTCGTGGCACGCGAGTTATCTACCCTCACGGGTTTGACCCAGAAGCAGTCGACGCAACTGAAAGGCGTGCGGCTATCGCATCGGGTATCAAGCCAAATTGTCGTTACATGGACTTTGCCGGAAACATCGATGCTCACGGTCCAGTGGACATGATTAATCCTAAGAAGCCCGGCAAGGGTGAGGGACAAGCACCGATCAAAATCTGCCCGACGTGCGAGGAAATTAATCACGCGAGTGTCCGTGTGTGCTCGTGCTGTGGATTCGAATTTGAATTTAACACCGCCCCGAAGTTCACTGCCCGTGCAAGCGACGCACCAATTATATCGAGCGACACGCCAAACTGGCGCACTGTTACAGGTCGCCATTTCAGGGAACACCCGGCCAAGCCTGGGAAGCCCCCGAGCGTGCGTGTGGATTACAAGCTCGGCATGAATGTTCAGAAGGATTACTTGTGCCCTCAACATGGCGGGCGCGCTGCGGCGAAGGCTTGTAGGTATTGGAAGGACCACGCTGGGAAGTTTCCATATCCAAAAACGACTGCGGAATGGCTAGACCGGGTAGGAGAACTTCTTACGACTGTAGAGATTGCGACTGCGCCAGATAAGGACAATCCGCGCTACATTAACGTAAGGGATTGGCGCGCTGGTTCTGCTACGCAAGTTGCCGAACCAGCAAACGACAACTGGAAGCCGCTGATGGCGGCGGGTGATGATTGGGCGGAGGATATACCGTTTTGATTTACCTATACGTGACATTGCGAGAGCGACTTTATGAAGCGTCAATCAACGGCAACGAGCTTGCGCACGAAGCCGTGGAGGAAATCAACAGACTGGATAAGATCATTAAAGACCTAACTTCAAGCGCAGTACCAGCATTGCTGGCGTCAAAAGCAGGGATGCTGCTTGGTGACGAATTCACAGAGCGACTTGAGAAATCTGTTGCTAATGCGAGAAAGTGCGCGTGATGGCAAAAATAGGTTACGCAGACCCTCCGTACATCGGTTGCGCTCACCTCTACAAAGACCACCCGGATTTTGCCGGAGAGGTAGATCATGCCGCGTTAATCGAGAGGCTGGAGTCTGAATATGATGGATGGGTGCTTCATGCTTCTGCAACACCTACCAGCATGGCCGTCCTTGCGCCTCTGGTAGCCAAGACATCGGCGCGCTGGTGTTCATGGGTGAAGGGCTTTGCAGCATTCAAACGCAACGTTCCGGTAGCCTACGCATGGGAGCCGGTCATTATCAAACCTGCTCGCAAGCCGGTTGTCAGCAAGCGGCAGGTGAACCGCGACTGGATTCAAGAAAGCATCACCCTCAAGCGCGGCCTGACAGGCGCGAAGCCGGAAGCCGTCTGCCATTGGGCTTTCGAACTATCAGCTGCGCGACCTGACGACGAACTAGACGACATGTTTCCGGGCACTGGCGCAGTAGGTCGCGCGTGGAAAACATGGCAGGGCAAGTTCACGCTTCCTGCCAACGATAACTCTCCTTTATTCGCTACTGCGCAGCGTAGCGCGCAATAGCAGCAGTGCGCGGCCAAGTGCCGAGATACCGCGTGCAACTCCCGCTGTGGAGCAAGCATGACTAACAATAAGCCACAAGACGGCAAACAATCCCGCCGCGCCAGCCTAGCCGAGAGCCTGGCCAACATCGCAATCGGCTATTGCGTAGCAATAGCGGCACAAGTCGTCATCTTTCCTTTGTTCGGGATTCATATCGGTGCAGGTGAGCATGCTGCCATCGGCGCGCTATTCACGGCTGTGTCGCTCGTTCGCAGCTATGCGTTGAGGCGGTTGTTTGAGACGTTGCGGGTTAGTGGGGTGCTTTCGTAATGACTATCGAACCGATCATCATTGGCGATTGCACACTGTACCATGGCGACAACCGCGACGTGCTTCGGCAGTTGCCGGACAACAGCATCGATAGTTGTGTCACGGACCCTCCTTACGCGCTCGTGTCCATTGTAAAGCGGTTTGGAGGGGCTAACTCTGCACCAGCCAAAGGTAACGATGCATATATGCGCGCGTCCCGTGGATTCATGAATGCCACCTGGGATACGGGCGAGGTTGCGTTCAGCGAAGAGTTTTGGGCCGAAGTGTTGCGCGTGCTGAAACCGGGCGGTCATGTCGCCGCGTTCGGTGCGTCGCGCGGCTATCATCGCATGGCGTGCGCGATTGAGGATGCGGGTTTTGAAATCCGCGACTCGCTGATGTGGATTTATGGGACGGGGTTTCCCAAGTCGCATGATGTGAGCAAGGGGATTGATAAAGCCGCAGGCGCGGAACGTGAAGTGATCGGCCAGATAGTGCGCGGCGACGTTGAGGCTGCGAAGCGAAACGGCGTCACGATGGCCGCAGCCGATGCGAACAAGAACAATAAGGCAATCTTTGGCTATGGTGTCGAACAGATCACCGCTCCCGCCACCGACGCCGCCCGCCAATGGGAAGGATGGGGCACAGCCATTAAGCCCGCCTTTGAACCAATCGTTCTCGCGCGCAAGCCGCTGTCCGAAGGCACGGTCGCCGCGAATGTGCTGCGTTGGGGCACGGGTGCGCTGAATATTGGGGCTACAAGGATTCCGGCCAACGGCGATAAGCTTGGCGGTGGGATGGTCAACAAAGGTCGCCCGAAGGCTGGCGAAGGCTGGGACCGCCCGTGGATGCACGATCCAGAGGTAACGGAACGAAAGAAGGGTGAAGCCGCCGCAAAGGTTGCAGAAGCGGAAGCGGCCGGCCGCTGGCCCGCCAACGTGGTGCACGACGGCTCGGATGAAGTGGTGGGGCTGTTTCCACACTCCAAGTCCGGCGCATTGACGGCGGATCAACAAAAGAACGGAGGGTTTGCCGGGACTGTTCATTGTTATGGGAAAGCCAAGACTGGCGGAACGAACGAGTACCGGGCCAATGAAGGCTCCGCAGCCCGCTTCTTCTACAGCGCCAAGGCCAGCAAAGCAGATCGCGCTGGTTCAAAACATCCGACCGTCAAGCCCGTCGCACTCATGGAATGGCTCGCCGCTCTCATTACACCGCCCGGCGGGACTGTGCTCGACCCGTTTGCCGGTAGCGGCACGACCGGCGCTGCGGCTGTGCGGAAGGGGTTTAAGGCCGTCCTTTGCGAGCGCGAAGACGAGTACGTCGAGGACATCAAGCGGCGCATGTCCGCAGCATTGCCAGTTGCCGCTGCGGTAGCAGCGCAACCAGCAAACGACAATGAGCCTTCACCACAGTCCTCGCCATCACAACTCGACATTTTCGGCGCAGCCGCATGACCGACCTCATCGGCACATGCGCAATCTGCAAACGCAGGCACGCGAACATCGGCTGGGCTGCGTCGGAGCGCCACCCAGTTAAATGGGAGTGCAAGGAATGCCTGCAATTACCAATCGAACAAGTTAAGAGGTTTCACCACATGGCGCGCAAAGCATTAGACCGGTTCGAGGAACAGGCGCTGGAGGAGGGCGGAAATGCTGGTGGCTCGTTCCTGGACGAGATCGGGAAGACGGACCTCGCAGCGCTAGACGACTACGAATGGCGCGAGTTTCTGCGGCGCGTTCTGGTTGGTTACGCGGATGGGATGCGGGAGATTGTTGGCCGTGAGGTGCCGTTTTGATGAGCGTTGAATTGCACAACGGTGATTGCTTGGACATCCTGCCGACGCTTGCGCCCGGCAGTGTGGATTTGATCCTGTGCGATTTGCCGTATGGGACGACGGCCTGCAAATGGGACGAGATCATTCCACTCGATAGAATGTGGGAGCAGTATTGGCGTGTTGCCAAGCCAAGTGCTGCTATTGTGTTGACCTCGCAGCAGCCATTCACGGCAAAGCTTACGATGAGCCAAGCGAATTTCTTTCGTTACAACTGGGTGTGGGACAAGGGGTATTCAACTGGGTTTGCCAACGCAAACAAAATGCCGATGAGGGGTTTCGAGGACGTCTTGGTGTTTTACCGCAAATTGCCGACGTATAACCCTCAAGGTCTTGTAGATATCCCTCCAAAAATAAAGAAGCGCGCGTCTGGCGGCGGTGGCGAGGTTATGGGTAAGAACGGAACCGAGGGCAAGGAGTACGTTTCAACAAAAACCAACTACCCAAACGGAATCATCACCACAAAGAAGGAAGGCAAAACCGTACACCCCACCCAAAAACCAGTTGCGTTGATGGAATACCTAATCCGCACCTATACCAATCCGGGCGATATCGTCCTAGACAATTGCATGGGCTCAGGCACCACTGGCGTTGCGGCAGTCAACACCGGACGACGGTTTATCGGCATTGAACGTGACGCGGACTATTTCGCGATTGCGCGCAAGCGCATTGGCGAAGCGCAACCCGTACCCGCACCAACACCGGCCAACGACAACATGCCGCCATCTGCAGACTTGTTCGGAGAAGCCGCATGACTCCATTTGAACTCGCAAATTTCTACATCTCTCAGGGCCTTAAGGTTTTTCCGTGCCGTTCACGCGCGGAAGAAACCGTTGACCAATACACCGGCGAAGTAACAACGCTAGGCGAGAAAACTCCCCTGCTTTCGAATGGCTTCAAGGGTGCCACGCGCTTCCAACATATCGTCAAGCGCTGGTTCACCGATTGGCCTGACGCTGCCGTTGGTTTGCCTACCGGCAAAGACGCGGGATTCTTTGTGTTGGATATCGACAACAAGCCTGGTGGTGCAAACGGCTTTGAATGGCTGGCGGAGATGGAAGCGGAGCATGGCCCACTGCCCGAGACAGCGCGCGTTATGTCGCCAAATGGCGGCATGCACGTCTATTTCAAATACGTAGAAGGCACACGCAACCGCGGCAATCTAGGCGCTGGCGTGGACTTGCGTTCTGAAGGTGGGTATGTCTGCGCCGCCGGCAGCGTTATGTCGGACGGACGGGCTTATAAGTGGACGGTGGATACAGGCGGCATTCCGCCTATCGCGGATGCCCCCGCATGGCTACTCGACCTCGTCGTTCGCAAGCAGGCGCCCGCCTCCACCTGCACGCCATCTGGCCAAGTAACCACAGGGAGCGTTACTAACAGCGCCTATGTCAACGCTGCGGTTGATCGCGAACTAGCCGACTTGGCTGGCGCACCTATGGGCAGTCGCAATAATAGCCTCAACGACGCCGCGTTCTGCCTTGGCACGTTCGTTGGCGCCGGCGCGTTGCCAGAGTCAGAAGCCCGCGCCTTGCTGCAGGACGTGGCGCGCGGATGGGGCAGGGATTGGGCTCGCTGTGCCAAGACGATCGAAAACGGTCTTGCGGCCGGACAGCGTAGTCCGCGCGAAATCCCATCGGCCGAACACGACAACGATAACACGCGCCTCGTCGACATTACCAAGATGATTGAGAACGGGCTGCGGAAGGCGAAGGAACGCCAACCTGTGCCCGCCGATAAACCGGACATGAAACCGGCAAAAGAACCGGCAAAATCCACTGCGTCTGACAGCCAAACGTCAGAAAAACCTACACAATCTTCGGACACAGAACCGGCCAACAAACCGGCATTGGATTCCACCCACCCCGCCGCGCAAGACGACAAACCAGCCATCCTTGCCACCGCGTTCAAGTGGCAAGACCCGCGCAAGCTCCCAAGGCGCGAGTTCGCCTTCGGCACCCACTATATCCGCAAATATGTCTCCGTGACGGTCGCGCCGGGTGGGTTGGGCAAGACTGCCAATAGCATTGTGGAATCCCTCGCCATGGTGTCTGGCAAACCTCTTGCCGGCACAAAGCCGGCCGAGCGGCTGCGGGTCTGGTTTTTCAATTCGGAGGATCCCCGAGATGAGCTGGACCGCCGCATCATGGCGGCGTGCATCCGCTATAAGCTCACACAAGACGACGTGCAGGGCTTGTTCCTCGATACGGGGCGCGAGCAGGAACTTGTCATCGCGGTTGAGGACAAGAAAGCCGGCGTACGCATCGTGCAGCCGATCGTCGAGGCTGTCGTCGAACAAATTCAGAAGCACAAGATTGACGTTATGATCGTCGATCCATTCGTGTCGACACATCAGGTCAACGAGAACGACAACGGCGCGATCGACAAGGTTGCCAAGCTTTGGGCGCAGATCGCGGACCATACCAACTGCGCTATTGATATCGTGCACCACCTGCGCAAGCTGGCTGATAGGGAAGCCACAGTGGAAGACGCACGCGGCGCGGTCTCGCTGATCGGGGCTGCGCGCTCGGTGCGGATTTTGAACCGAATGTCGGCAAATCAAGCGAAAGAGGCCGGCCTTCCAGAGCAGGATAGGTACGGCCATTTCTCAATCACCCACGGCAAGGCCAATCTTACAGCAATGTCCAGCAAACTGGACTGGCGTCGTCTGGAGGGCGTCCCTTTGGGCAACGGGCGCGGGCTTACCAAGCCCCAGGACTTCGCTCCTGTGGTGGTTGAGTGGCAGTGGCCGTCTATGGAAAAACAGCTTGAAGCGGTGCCTGACGACGCCCTGACTGCCATTAAAAAGAGGATCGGCGGGGGTGACTATTGGGTAAGCGAGCAGTCAAAAACCAACTGGGCCGGCATCATCGTGGCTGACATCTTGAAGGTGGATTTGGACGACAAAACAGAAAAGAACCGCATCGTCCGACTGCTCAAATTCTGGCAGAAAAGCGGCCACCTTACGACTGAATTGCGGCTGGACGAGCGCAGGAAACAGCGTAGCGCATACGCTCCGGTGTGGGGTGAAGCGGCGTAAAAAAAGATGGGGCTTCTGCCCCATTTTTATGAAATAGGGCTTGACGCCCTAGGGCATAGAGCCCTATATAAGGGTCATCAACAACGGAGCAAGCAGATGACCCGCACCGAAGCCGCCGCCAAGTACGCCGAAGCTTACAAGGCCTACCGGCTTTCTAAGGAAATCCAGCCTTACAATCTGGAAGTTGAGGTCGCTTACGCCACCATGGACGTGCTGAACATGGTCAAAACTGCCAACGAAGCTGAAGCCGTTTACGTGATCTTGGACGAAACGGCCTACCTCCAGGAGGCGCTTAACAAGCGCGCCGCCTGATGCGAGTGGGAAGTAGCGAATTCTACGAACTCGTCGCTATGTTCGAACGCGAGTTCAGAGGCGTGCGGCTGGACAAAGAAGCCAAAGACATGTGGCCCAAGGGATACGTTTACCAGAATGGCGAGACGAACAATCTATTCCTCGCCTATCGCAAAGGCGTTGCATACGGTAAGGCCTTAGCAGCATGACCCCAACCCAATACGTAGCTACCCTGAAACGCCTTGGCCTTACACAGGTTGGGGCGGCTCGCCTTTTTGGGGTGGATCCGCGCACTAGCCGGCGGTGGGTGGCGGGTGATTTGGTGATACCTCGGTCTGTAGCACTGGCCTTGCGCCTCATGGTGAAACACAGCGTTGACCTGGACGAGGCGGAAAAGTTGGCGCGTTAGCCACATCTAAGCCACAATTCACCAACCCACCACTAGCCTTAAGCACCCATCAAAAATCTGCTCCACCACCCATTTTAGGTGGGTAGAGCAGGTGGAGCAAAACCTTCTCAGTTGCACCCGACTTGCTTGCTCTACCACCCCCTTCCCCCCTTTAGGGGAAGGGGTAGTGGAGCAGGAGCAAGGCCCGGAAAAAAGGTAGAGCATTTCTGGGTGGAGCAAAGTGGAGCAGGACGGGTGGGTGGAGCGGCGCTGTGTAGGCCGGCAGCACGCCAAACCGCCAGCCAAGATTAAGCCACAATCTTACTTGCTGTGGCACATGTACAGCGCCCATCGCCACCGCCCAAACTATTTCCTGACACCTAGCGCACCCGCTGCCTACTTACTGGCAACACCGCACACAAACCGTGCTGGCATTTACGGTCCACCACCAAATTTATACGCATGGCACGCTGGCGAACCAAAACAACCACATTGAAGAACGGCACGCGTGTTACCCGTGCAAGCACCGACGTGCCCGAGTGGAAGCTACAAGCCGCCTCGGTTCGCTCGCTGCGGGCGCTACCAGAGTTCAACAAGCGGTTCACTCTGGCCGGTGACATGGCTGCAGGCCGGCGCGGCTGGCAGACGGCGACGATCGCTAAGGCCACAGGCCTTGTGAAGGGTGAAGCAGATTTGCGTTTGTACATGGAAGGCGGGCGTCTCGGGCTGATTGAGTACAAGGCTGCAAAAGGCCGTTTGTCGCCCGAGCAAAAGGACAGGGCGGCTTTACTGGCCATGCTGGGATTCGGATACCAAGCAGTCATCAAGGCCACCACAGAGGCCGACGCGGCGATGCAGACGGCGGCGGTGGTTAAGGGGTGGCTTGGTATCGCAGATAATGACAACGACCCTGATGCAGGGTGGAAACATACAAGGAGCTTGTGCTCATGAAATCCTACCGGACTGTGCTTGGCCATACCGATGATTGGCGCTCAAACGTCCCGTCCTGCACCGTCATCAGCCAAGAGCGTCAAGAACGATTTAGCGGCCTGTATGACGCATACGGCAATCGGCTTTATGCGGTGGACGCACCAGAGCCGGTTGGATTTGTTAGGTTTGGGGAAACTGCCATGAAGGACGACAAGTGAACGACAACCGCACACCGGCAATCCACCGCTCATCTGTGGCTGAGCAGGCCACCCGGCAGCGCCGCGGCAACCCGCGCCCATACCGTAGCAGCCATTGGCCGCAAGCGGAGCGGCTGCAATACGAGGACGGCGGGGTCCATATGATTGGCGCCATGCTGGACTGGCGAGCATTCAACGCCATGCCAGTGACTTGCGTTGCCAATGACAACTACATCGAACCAGAAGAAGCAGAGGCGGGCGAAGAGCAGGAACGCAGGTTCGATAACCTCATGACGACGCAATCTGCGCGACTGACTATCAAGCTTCAGGCCGATGGGAAGCTATGGCGGCCATCCGACGAGCGCTTTGACATCCCCCACCAGAACGATCGTGCAAGAGCAGAACCAGGCCCCGGACAATACAAGGCAAACGGCGTTGAGTTATACCAAATCGAGGCAAACGCCGAAGATGAGGCCATTCGCGCCATAGACTGCACCAGCGCGCGCAATCGGCTTGGGCATGTGTGTTGCAGGTTGCTTGATTTGGCCAGTGCAGACTCCACGACAGAGGAAATCGCTGACGCCGTAAAGCAGCCGATGTCGCATAAGATGGAAACATACATCGATTGGAGCATCGTTAGTTGGATGCGAGATGGCGCGTATTTGGATTATGCGGCCTAATTGCATGTTGTAACCAATTGAAATCATTG